TCGCTCATTTGATTGGGCTCATTCACCCATGCTGTTGACTCTTCAAAGCCATCTGTCCTTGTAATGGATTTCATCCAGTTGTACATCTCAAGATAGTTCTTCAGATCTTCGTCTACTCTGTACTGTATTACTATATCACCAAAGGTCAATTGATCGCCAGGGACTTGTAGCTTACTGAATGGAGTAGGTATCTGTATCTCTCCCAATGTTACAGAGGGCAGTGACACTGCTTGTACAAAGAAGTTAATGGTTGGCATTCGTTTAATAACGAACGTCGCTCCTAACGGAGACACCATGTTTAGATTTGCGGGTTGATTTGCCATATATCTATTTATGTTCCTCTGAGACCTTTGATTGCTGGATCATTATACCAGCTATCGATATAAAAGTCAACAAAAAAAAAGGCCTCCGAAGAGACCTTTTTCCAATCCTATTGAATTGTTTTGGCTTACATTAAGTTGTTAACCAATACTCTTCTGTAGTACTTGTTTGCATCGTCATCTAATACGCCTGTTGCACTA